AACGCAAATACAACCCCAACTTTATACCTAGTAAGGAAAATATTATATTTACCATTGGTGGTAAACATATAGGCTCACTCCAAAACTTTTGTATATTTTCGGGGTTGCCGTAACAAAAGCCGGAAAATCAACTTTTATTTGCGCTATGATAAGTAGCGCATTTAATACCTATGATATTTTTACAATGAAATTGCAATCCCCAATAGGGCGCAAAAAAATATGTTTAATTGATACGGAAAGCTCCGATTATGATTTTTACAGAACTATAAATAAAATTAAAGGATTTGCCGAATTAAATGAACTGCCATCCTATTTTGACGCATACCAAGTGCGTGAGGATAGTAGCAAAGCAATTTGTAAAATGATTGAACGCTACCTTGAACTGAACGAGGACTGCGCTATTTTGATAGTTGACGGACTTTTGGACTTATTGGTTAACTTAAATGATGAAAAAGAAAGTAGTTTGTTAACTAAATGGTTAAAAAAAATAACTAAGCAGCACAATATTTTACTAATATCAGTATTACACCAGTCAAAAAGCAATTTAGCCACTACTGGACACATTGGTAGTGCTAGTGATAGATTTGCACAAAGTACGCTTGATATAACAAAAGACAAAGATAAAAACACTTATGTACTATCCAGCCGCTTTATGCGTAGTGATTCGGACTTTGAACCAGTTACTTTAATGAATTTTCAAGGTATATTTAAGCAAGTAGAAACCGAGCAAGAAAAAACAGCACCGGGTAAAAAAGCTACTGATTTAGATGAAATAGAAAGTAAACGATTATTGCACCAAATTGTAACATTTCCTATGCCGTATGCAGATATATCTAGCGAAATTATAGAACGCACCGCCACTAGTAAAGCTTTTGCAAAAAACTTAATTAAAATATGGATAAGTAAAAACTACATTGTAAAGGATAATCAAAACAATTATAAAATACTCTAACTTTTTAACTTTTATGAAAATAATATTAATTATAATTATTTGGGAATTGGCTAAAATTGTTTTTTATAAAATTGTAAATAGATAAATTATGATATTCTTAAAACGCTTTTATTTAATTTTTATTTTATTTCCTTTAGCTGTAATATGTGCTACTTGGATAATTATAATAACAATATTTCAACATTTTATACAAAAATCAAAAATTACAAAATACTAATGGTTAGTTTGTAGTCAAAAAAAAACCAAGTAATGCTTTTTATGGCGTTACTTGGCTGACTATAAAATAGACAAATGATTGCCTACTCTAACTTTTTTCAGTATAAAAATACTAAATATGACCAATAAAACAAAAATTTATTTTATTATTTTACAACGTAAAGTAGTTAGTATTAAAGATTTGCAAGATATTACCAAGTGGAAACCTTTAACTATCTTACGGGCCATTGCGCCATTAATCATAAAAGGTAAGATTAAAGCACTTAAACAAGAGGATAATCGATATTTTACAATAGTAGATAAACCCCTTAAAAATGGCTAAAATTCTCTATACAGCTATTGTTTTTATGGCTAATAAGACACCAACTAGGAAATATCATAATATTGCTAATATTAACAATTTTACAAATTTTGCTAAATCCATAGATGCCGACTATTATAACCTATACGAAAAAAGTTCTAAAAAGTTTTATCAACGTATATACATAAAAAAAGAGGAGTAAAAACTCCCCTTCTAACACCAACTATGCAAATCAAACCCCTATGATAAAAATAATTGCTTTTCAGCCTTTCTGCGACCTTGTAAGCCAGAATTAACTTTACCCCCAGCATTAACCCACCTATCAAATTGCTGTGCAACAATGTCTTTATTTGTACCATTATTGAGCAATTTTAATAAAGTACTACCAGCAAAAGCATTATCCCCTACATTATAAGTAAAACTAGCTAAAGCTAATAATTGGTTATCTGTAATAGGAACCTTTACTTTTGACATTACAAAAGCATATTTATCTTTAGCTTCTAATAATAACCAACGTTTTGCCGTTTCTTTGTCAATAATATCAGTTTTAATAACTGGTCTTTTTTCATCCCAATTATAGCCACTTCCGTACCCTACACTATATTGCATATAGTCCCATACTGGAACTGCAATAAATCCTTCAAATTTTGATATTACATTAAATAACTTGTCGCTAATTACCCCAAAAGGCGTATTATTTAAAGCCGTAGCTATTTTTTTTCGTAACATCATTAATACTATTGTAGTTATAACTATACCAGCTAATATTTTCTTATCCCTGGTCATAGTATTTTAATTGTCTTTTTTGCTATCTGCTGCGGCATTACCTAGTAAAAATGTAGATAAACCAGCTACCGCTTGTCCGATAATTTGTAATTTACCGGTACCAGCCGTTGCAAAATAACCGCCGATTGCGGCTAATAAACCAAATATTGTTGTTTTACGATTTTTCATTGTTGTTTTTTTTATTTTGATAAATATTGATAATAGTATATATAGAACTTACACCGGATAGTAAACCTAAAAATAAAGACGCGTATGCGTTAATTTGGTTAATACTTAATAGATAAGCACCTACACTGGTTACACTTCCTAATACACTATTATCATTATGATTCATTACTAGCCGCTGTTTTTTGAATTTCTTTTACAATAGTTCCAAACGCTTCAGCCACTTGGACTGATGTTTCTAAATTACCAATAACACCTTTTTTAATTGATTCATCAATTAATGCCTTAAGAATTTCTAGTGCCTTTGTAGTTTCCATAGTTATATAATTGTTAAGTTTAATTGAGTTGCACCCCATTGATACGCATATGAATTTGAATCTGGACTTGTTGTATATGCATCATAATCAAAATCTGTCATTGTTAAATTTCCTTGTGCCACGTATTGATTACTGGATGTAATTAATTGATAATAAAAAGTTGCACTTGTACTTAAATTATCACTAATACTTGTCATATTAAAAATAGTTGCTTGTACCATAATTCCGTTATACCAAATAGATACTGGTTGTATTTGTTTCATATTAGTTTATGTTATTTTTTACTAATTTATCATTTAATTCTTGTACTGCCTTTACTAAAGCTGCTATAATTGGTCTATCACTTAACCCTATAAAATCTTTACCTTCTACATATGATTGTGGTATAAACTCTTTAACCTCTTGAGCAATAAAACCTAAATGTTTTTCAGTATTATTTTCACCTTTCATTCGATATAATGTAGGTTTTAAACCTAAAATTGCATTTAAACCTATTGTAGATGCTTCAAAATCTTTCTTTTTATTTACATCCGATATTGGAGTATATATACCAGTTGTTCTTGCAAATACCCCAACGCCTCCATTAACACTATTATAAAAAAACATCTGTGTATTGTCTTGTGCAAAAAAACCATAAAATAAACTTAAATCTCTAGCTTGTGTAATTAATATAGCACCTGAACCAACTGAACCACAATCTCCGTATACTTGAAATTTACCACCCGTATCAGTTCCGGTACCTACAATAACATTGCCACCGCTTGTAATAGTTAATCTAGGTGTACTACCAGTTTGCAAAGCTAAATTTCCACCACTTTGTTGAAATATACCACTTGCAAAAGAAGAAGCACCATTAAAAAATATTCCACCATTTACATACGTAAACAAATCACTACCAAATGTAGAAGCACCTGTAACACCTAAAGTAGAACTAAATGTAGCACTTGTACCACTTAAAGCACCAGTTAAAGTTCCACCGGCTAATGGCAAATAAGATGACAAATCACTTGTTAAAGCTAAAGTACCAGTTGCATTTGGATAAGTATATGTTCTTGAACCAGTATTTGGAAATGTTAGAAAATTTGAAGAAGCAGTTACTGGATTAATTTTAAGTCCATTAACGTCACCATTAATAGTTGTTCTATTACTTGAAGCACTAACTCCTGAAATTTGTGAAAGTGCAATGCCGTTACTACCTATACTACCAGATGTAATACCATAAATTCCTAAATCTAAATTAGCTGTTGCACCAGTATAAGGAACATATGTTGTACTTGCAGTTCCAGTTGTTAAATAGGTACTTGAATCTATTGATCCATCTGCCTTTAAAAATTGACTTGATGTACCACCACTTTTTACTATTGTATTTCCAGTAATACTACTTGAAAAACTTGCACTTGTACCAGATAAACCTCCAAATAAAGTCATATTAGCACCACCTCCTGCACCAAAATCTGCAACTTGTGTACCACTATTTGCATTAATACTTAATCCAGCACTTGTTGATGCTTTTACTTGTGGCGTAGTTACAATACCGCTAAAAGTACCAGTAGTACTACTTAAACCACCAGCAGTAATAACAATACCAGATGCGGTTGTATTACCATTTAAACATACTGAACTTAACGTGCCACCACCAACACCGGCATCTGCAATTAAAGTCCAAGCTGTACCAGTATCTTCAAAAATTTGTCCGGAATCAGTACTTATAAATACTCTACCAGCATATCCAAAAGCTGGTCGATTAGCAAATGTATCAGTATAAAACGCTGGAGTACCTTTTTGATTAGTAACCCCGTTATTGATAGGCATTATAAATAATTTTTCTGTATTGTAAGTAATTGATTAGTACCAGCACCGGTAAATGTTGCTAAAAATTGTTTTTTAATAATTTCTCCAGCATTTCCGTCTATTGAAAAACTTTGACCTTGCTGTAAAGGTACTTGCTCTATTGTAACTAAATTACTACCTAGATTAAAAAATGTAATTGTATTACAACTACTTGTAATAAAACCATTT